ATCTGCGCTTCGGGAAGCATCGGGAAGGTGACGACGCTGACCTCCCAGAGATCGACCTTCTTGAGGCTGCGCGCGCCGGTGGTGCGGTCGATCGCGTAATCCTGCGTACGGTAGCCGATCGAGAGGCCGCGAATGGCCTTGGCCTTGATCAGCGCGCGCACCGCTGCCGCCTGCGGCACCTCGAGCACGAGCTGGCCGCACAGTTTCAGGCCCTTTTCGTCCTCGGCATAGTCGTTCCAAACGCCGATCGGCAACGAAGCGTCGTGATTCCACAGCATCGGCACACCGGCCGAGCCCTTGGCGCGCAGCGACGCCTTGAACGCGCCGGGCAAAACGATGTCGCCGCCGCGATCGAGCAGGTTGAAAACCGAGCCGTAGCCGTCAATTTTGCCGGTCTCATCGTCAAATTTGAACTCGAGATCGCAGGAAAGGCGGTCCATTTACTGCTCCTTCGGAGGTGTCGCGGGCTTGGAGGCCGGCACGGGCAGGTCGCGGCCGTCCTGGATCGCCATGTTCGCCTCGACGATGTACTGATCGCCGCCCGGGTCGCTGCGCGGGTTGAGGTTCTCGCCGGCGCGCCAGTCGTTGGCGTTGATGATGCCGTTGCGGCGCTGGATCTGGCGGCCTTCCTGCCGGCTTTTGAAATCACCGCGCATGGAGACGTCGAGATCGAAGCGAAGCTGAAGGCCCTGGCGCTTGTCAGCCGGGGTGAGCAGCGAAACCTCTCCGGATTGTTCGAGGCGGCCGGCCCAGGGCGTCAGCGTGTATTGCCGGTGCGCCAGGAACATCTGCTCGGAGCTGGAATACGTCGCGACCTTGTCGGCGAGGCCGACCATGATCGGCATGACGCGGACGCCGCGACAAACCTCCTGGACCTGGTAGTTGCGGGTCGCCAGATGCTCGGTGTCGACGCCCGACATCTGCTGGTTAAACCACTTGGCGCCGCGATCGAGCACCATCGGCGCACCGGAGAGATCGCCGGCTGCGGCGTAGCGCTTCAGCCATGTCACCATCTGTTCGTGCTGCTTAGCCGTAAGCTCGCCGTCGATCGCGTAAACGCCGCTCTGCTTGGTGCCGCCGCTGTGGAGCTCGGCATGGCTGCCCTCAAGCGCCAGGCTCAGGCCGAGTGCCTCGCGCACCAGACGGACGGTTTCCATTCCCATCCAGCCGTTCCAGCTCGGGCCGCGAATGTGCCAGATCAGGTTGTTGGGGACGGTGCGGAAGCCGCCATCTTCGCCGGCGACGTCGTAGCGCAGCGTGCGATCCGGCAGCCGCGTTACCTGGACCTTGGCCGGCTCGAGCACGAGCAGCTCGTGTATCCGGCCGGAGTCGCCGACGCGGTTGATGAAGACGTAGGCGTTGCCGCACAGCATGACGTGAAAGACAATCGTCTCCCATAGTGAGAATGCGGTCAGCCCTTCGCTCGGCTCGAGATAGAGTAGCTGGTGGAGATCATGATCGCTCGCGACGTCGAAGCCGCCGCCACCGCGCGGCCGCATCAGGCTGCACCGCGACACCGCGATATCCTCGCCAACCACCCGGCAGCACGCCAGCATCGCCGTTACCTGGAGCGCGGTCGACCAGTTGATGCTGATGCCGGTTTTGCTGGCGGCATCGAGCAGGAAGCCCGGCAGCCAGTCGAGCGTCTGCGCATCCGCGCTTTTGCGCGAAGGCGCCGCGAGCGCGCCGAACAAGCCGCGCATCAGCGCTGGCGCACCAGGATCACGACGGCGCCGACGATGACGAGGCCGGTCAGGATCGTGGCGGCCGCGAAGCTCAGCTGGGCGACGCCGCAAACGATAATGCCGACACCGACAACGCCGGCTGCTTCGAGCGCCAGATTGTAGAGCTTGCTCATGCATCCTCCCAGAAGGATTTGGCGGCCGGCTGCTCGGAGAGCGCCACGCCGATCGCCGCGATCAGCGCGACGGGATTATCGATCTTCGCCTCGACGCGCGGTTTGCGCGGATAGACGTTGTCCTTGGCGTCCAGCTGAGCGACGACGTTGCTCATTTCCCATTCCATCACCGGGCAGCCGGCGTGACGGATCAGCTCGGCCTTGGTCCAGGCATCGAGCTCCTTCATGGGATCGGAGAAGTTGACGACAGTCGGCCGCACCTCGATCACCGGCGCGCCCGATTTCATCAGCCGGGTCACCAGCATGGTCGCCTGGGCGGGATCGTAGGCAACGTGTTCGACATCGAGGATCTCGCGGATGAGGCCGATCGCGATCTCGATCTCCTCATAGTCGGTGATGTTGCCCTCGCTCACGTCGAGCAGGCCTTGCGCGTCCCAGCCCTGATACGCGCTCACATCCTCGACTGCCTTGGTCGGCAGGAAGTAGCGGCCGAGTCGGATGTACGGGTCGGCCTTGGTCGCCCGGTCGCCCTCGGGCAGGATCAGCACCTCGAGCGCGGCAATATCGACCTTGGAGGCAAGATCAAGGCTGAGGATCGCGCGCCTGCCGCGAAACTGCTCGATCGCGTCGGCGAACCGCACCGGGATCGTGTCCGTTGCGCACCGGCGCCACGCCTCGATGTCGAAATAGGCCGACTTGGCGGCCACCCACAGATTGAGGTGCTTCGTCTTGAAGATGCCGCGCTTACGCGGCGTGGAGATCGCGTCGCGTTGCCGCGCCAGCAGATAATCGAGACCGACTGAAATGCCGATGCAAGGGTTCGCCTTGCGGAGCGCGGCTTCCGACTTCCAGTCGTCCTCTTCGTCGATCGAATATTCCGCGAAGAACGTGTCGTCATCGATCGGCGGGCCGCCGTTGTGGCCGATGCCAGCGAGCCGCTCGCGCTGCTCGAGGATCATCGCGTAACACGGGCCGGCCAGGTTCTCGCCGGCGGTGGTGATGAGCAGCTGGAGCGGCTGATCGCGCGCGCCCATGCCGGTGATCATCGTGTCGACCTGGGCGTCGTCGGCGTGCTCGTGATATTCGTCGTGGATCGAGCAGCTCGGCGACTGGCCGTCGCCAGGATCGCCGATGATGGTCTCCATGCGCGAGCCATCGTCCGGACGAAGCAGCTGCTTCGCCAGCACCTCGATGTTGTACTTGTCCCGAAGCCGTTTCAGCTTCTGGACCATCAGTTTCGCGGGCCGAAAGACCTCCCAGGCCTGCTTTTCGTTGGTCGCGCCCGAGTAAACCTCGGCGCCGAACTCGTTGTCGGCGCACAGCATGTACAGCGCGATTCCCGAGGCGATCGCCGACTTGCCGTTTTTTCGCGGCACCACCAGCATCCAACGGCGAAACCGGCGCGTATCTTTCTGCGTCCCGTCTTTGTGGACCCAGCCGAATACGACGCAGATGTTCCAGATCTGCCAGGGTTCGAGCACCAGGCGCTTCTTCTGGCGCGCCCACGGCCCCTTGGTATGCGGCAAGCGCTCGATGAACTGGCACGGCCGCGCGGCGCGCACCTCATCGAAGCGGAACGGGAAGTCGTCACCGGCGCTGCGTACCAGCTCGGTGATGAACCGCTCGCACTGCAAGCGGATCTGTTTGCCTGCCGGGATCTTGCCCGAAACGACGTCGCCGGCATACTGCCGCGCGATCGCCGCATGGTCACGCGCCGGCGCGCTCGGCGCGCTCGCCACCGCGTCTAGATGTTGAGCGGCTCAGTGCCGCGATCGTTGCCGCGTCGGTTTGATTTCATGGCCGCCACCTCAGAAATCAAATTCGTCAGAGCCGGCGCCGTCGTCTTTCTTGCCGCCGGTGAGCCGCAGGAAGGCCGAAGGGGTCAGCCCCAGCTCGCCGAGCAGCGACTGCGTCTGCCGCAAGGCGTCCGACAGCATCGCGACTTCCGGCCGCGCGCGCAGCATCGTTGTCACGACCTGCTGCCCATCGACTTTTCGCACCGTCGAACTCTCGCAAGTGTCGCCCGACATCTCGAGCACGGCCTGCCAGCGCTGGATCTGCTCCTGCCGCTGCGCGAGGATCGCGACGAGTTGGATGAACGCGATATCGGCGCGGCCCTGCTGCTCAAGGATACCGGCAGTTTCACGGAACAGCAGTTGCGCGAGATCGGACAGATGCAGCGGCGGGACCATGCAGCTCGCCGGCGTCGCTGGCAGCTTCGCACGCTCGGTTCCGGTCAAAGCTAGGGCTGGATCCTTGCGCTTTCGGCCAGCGCCTGGCCGCGATCCACCGCTCGGCATCGGCCATTCTCCCAGGGATCATTTTGGTTTTGAATTCGGCCGCGCGAGAATTTGACTAACGTGCGGTGTCCGGCCCGAGGGGTGCCAGAGATCTGACCCGCCCCCGGGGTTGAGGGGTGACATCCCACGATGTGAGACGTTTCAGCGGTCGGCGGTGCGACCGCGCTGGTTCGACACGCGTTCGGTCGCGCTCTTCGCGTCGTGGCAAGGGATGCAGAGCCCTTGCTTGTTGGACCGTTCGTCGCTGCCGCCCTCGCTCAGTGGCTTGATGTGGTCGACGCGCGTGCTGGCGGACGTGCGGCCGAGCTCGAGGCAGGCACGACAAAGCGGCTCCTCGGCAAGCACCTGGGCGCGATCGCGCTGGCCGGCGCGGCCACGCTTGCGCTTGTCGCCGTAGATCGAGGCGCGCTGCCAAGCCTTGCGATCAGTCGCGCCAGGACGGCGAAGCAAAGGAGGCTGGGTCGGCATCGATGCGCTACCTGCCGCTCGATCGAGGGACCAAGCGGCTGAGTAGGTAATCGGTTAGGTCTTCGCTTGCTCGGGGCAAGGCGCGGCACTCGGCTTGGCTGGCCGTTCCAGCGCAGCGATCAACAGGCGCAGCGCAGGCGGCGAGCGACAAGGTGGCTGCCAGCGGCAGCGCGACTGTCACCAGGCGCAGCGTCGTCCGTCCTTGCTGACCTCGAGCGGCGGATTGATCGCCTTGGCTGTCGTGCCGCGAACGATCGCGCGCAGCTCGCCGGCGGTGCGCTCGAGATCGTCATGCACGTTCCGACGCGCTGTAAGGTCGCGCTCTGAGGTCTCGTAACGCTCGGCAAGCACGAACAGATAATCGCCCAGGTCGCGCAGGCGCGCGCCTTGCGAGGGGGCAGTTGGTGCGGCCATCGCCACCTCCGAAGCTGGATATGCTTACGACTTCCTCCGCGACGGTGTCGCGGGGAGTTAGTAGCGGGCGCGCAAGGGTCGTTGCCCCAGTTCGTCTTTCCCGAAAGCCGCTTAGGCGGCGGTGCTCCGGAGAGCTGTGTTGTCGTTTAACGGGGCTGGAAGTACGCGCCAACCCTCAATTTTCCATGAACGGTTGCCGAAGCGGACGTGAGCATACGGTCCCTTGGCTCGTTCGAACACACCACGGATCCCGACCAACGCGGGCATATCAGCAACCTCTACCTCGGCACCGTCCTTCAGCGCGATCGGCGCGCGTCGAAGAGATGCTCGGCGATCGCGCTCGAGCTGCTGCTCGGCACGCCGGCGTGCGGCCGCAGACTTGATAGCCGCGATGCGGATCTTCTCGGCAGCCGCGTGGCTTTCCGCGTCATGCATCGCCTTAATGGTTGCGGCAGCTTCGGCTTCCTCCGCGCGCAAGCCTGTGATCTCGGCCTCATGAATTTGCGGGACGCGGCCGTCGACGATGAAGACCGAGAACGCTGGGTGAGGCGAGCGCTCCGCTTTTGCGGCGTTGATCAGATCCGCCAGGAAGCACTCTTGGGCGAACACGAAGGTCGGCAGGATCGGGATCTGGCTCTCTAGCGCGCGCTTGCCCGAGGGCGTGTTCGCCCGGACATATCGGCGCAGCGTGCGCTCTGGCGTCCAGGACTCAAGCCCAACATCATTGAGTGACCGCGACAGCGCCAGCGTCTGCCCACCGCTCGTGCGAAGGATGACCCAGCGGCTCACGCCGAAGCCATGTCCAGCGTCACCGGCCGCCATGCTGCGTCGCCAGCGTCGCGGCGATGAAACCGCACGTAGGTTTTCGAACCAATTACCCGCATACTTTCGCGGATCGCTTCCATTGCCCGCTGCCAGCGCTCGTCATCGATCGCTACTCGCAGCAGCATGAAGACCTCGGCGCGGTTGATCGTGCCCTGTTGGTCGACTTGGAACACACGGTTGACCAGAGCGCGAAGCTCGACACCGCCTGTGGCTGCCCATTCGCTCAGGCACTCATCGATGAGCGACTTCGCCGCCTGGATCTCGGGTCCAAACTCGATCTGATCGGCGACCTGGACAAGCACGCGCTGCGTTCCGTCGAAGGTCGTCAGCGTGATGTTGCCCTTGGTGCCGCCAATCTTGGCGCCGAACTCCTGCGCGATCAGGGCTTGGTGCGCACTGACCTGCTCGAAGACTTCACGCTTGAACGCGGTGAGCATATCCGAGAGGCCCGCCGCATCACCGAGCAGTCTGCGCACGAGCTCGTCCATGAGCAGATCGGCTGGCTTGATCGCCGCGATCGGCACGAGCGCGCCCTTGGCGTCACGGAGGTACGGCTGGCCGCCGACGTCGATCGCGGCCGGATGCGAGGCGCCGCTCATCAGTTGATCCCAGCCGCCAGCGCGCCGGCGGTCAAGATCGAGCGCGCATTGATCAAAGTCATGCGCGCAGCGTTGCCGCGAGCAACTTCCGAAAGCAGCGTCGAATACTGCTCCTTCGTCATCTCCACTTTTTCGCCTTCGATGGCCTCAAGGGCCGCCTTGGCGCGTGCAACGTCGATCATGGAACCCCCGGCTAGTCTATGTCGGGGAGGTACTCAAACGGAGGGATGGCGTGCAGCTGACCAAATGTAGAGGGGGCCTGCATAAGTTCGCCGAGCGGGGCAGCATGCGCGTAGCCTAGCATGCCGAGCGCCTGCTCGATCGCGTGGCGGCACCGCACGACATCGCGAATGGCGATCCCTCGGCGTGAGGCCGGCAGCCTTTCAAGATAGCCTTCTCGAACGAGCTGGTCGACGAACTGCCTGGCACGCGAAATATGTACAGTCGGCCGCATAGAACCCGCAATCTCGCCATACGACGGAGCGATGCCAGATCGTGAGATCCGCTCGACGATATAAGCCAGCGCTTCCACCCGGCGGAGTGGCGCTGGAGCGGCCCCCTGCATGCCCCGAATATAACAAAGCTTTCAACTCACCGCTACTGCGCGCCGTTTCATCTGTGATACCGATGTTAACATATGAAATAGCATTAGGTTAATCTCTGATATGTTCTATCGATCAGTCAGCT